TGTACAACAGTTGATGTTACTTATAATCCTAAACTTACAAGTAAATCAGAAGGTGACTTAGATGTATTGATAAGAGATGCTATTAAATTATATAGTGATACTTATTTAGATGACTTTAATACTTTTGCAAGAATTTCTAAAATAGCTACATCTATTGACGCGTTAGAAACAGCAATCATTGGTACATCAATTAGTATTATGCCTTACATTGAATATTCACCAGCATTAGGTATTGCTCTTAATCCATCGTTTAAATTTGAAGCAGCTCTTGTTAAGCCATATCCTTTTGATACTGCTGACGGATTTAATGATTATAAACCAGCAATTAAGAGTGGTGTATATACACTTGACGGTACTGATGTATATTTACAAGACGATGGCCGTGGAAATATCCAAGTCATTGCTAATGATATTGCAAATCCTAAAGTTATCAAACCAATTGTTGGAAGCGTAAATTATACAACTGGTGAAGTTAACTTAGTTGGGTTTATTGCTAACGGCTTTGTCGGATCAGGTATTAAAATTCAGGCCAATACAATATCAAATGATATTAAAGCACCAGCAGGAAGAATATTTGGAATTAAAAATTCTGATGTAACAATTAAACTTACAGGTTCACAAACAAATGCCCGTTAGCAATACAAAAGAAGTAGAAAAACAAATATCCTTTAAAATTGCTCAGCAATTTCCTGCGATTTATAGAGAAAATAACGATGAGTTGGTTTCGCTTGTTACCGATTATTATAAATTTTTAGAGACAACACCTAACCAATCAATATATAATGCAAGAAGGATGTTTGAATACCGCGATATTACTACAACATTATCGAGTATGATTTTATTCTTTCAGAAAAAGTTTTTAGCGGACCTACCTTTACTAAACGATACAAGTGTACGATTAGTTGTTAAAAACATATTGGATTTATATAGACGTAAAGGTTCAGCGTCCAGTGTTATTTTATTCTTTAGAATGTTTTACCAAGAAGATGTTGAAATATTTAATCCTTCTAAATACATTTTAAAACCATCTACCTCTAAATGGCAGACTGGTAATTATCTACAGATGATACCAAACAACGGGTTGTTTTACGATTCAACCAGTGAAAATTATTACGAATATTTTGATTTATTAAGCAAAACAATTATTGGATCTGTATCAAAGGCAACGGCTGCAGTTGATAAAATTAACTTTATTCTTTTAAATAATACTCTTACGCCAATCTTATATTTGTCTGATGTAAAGGGTACGTTTAAAAGGTATGACGATATTGTAGCCCGCGTGGATGGTAAAGATATATCCTTCGGCGTATTAAATGGCTCAGCTTCTGACATTGTTGTCGACCTTGACTTTGGTGGTACCATAGGTAATGTAGTTGGCGATGAAGTTTATATTAAAAGTGATTATGGTGTTGGAGGTGTAGCCCTCGTTACTGATACGGAAGACCAGTTTACAGGTATAGTCGATTATAAAGTAACTGATGGCGGATTTGGATATACGATAGCTAATACAAGACTCGAAGTTTCAAACCAAGTTATTATTTTAAATAACGCAGACTTATCATTTGTTCCAATGGAAAGAATAACTGATAGTGGTGGTAATACGGGAACAGTCATTGGCCAAAATTCTTCAGCCGTTGGTATTAAGATGGATGTTGGCAATACTTTAAATATAATACGAGATATTACAACACTAGACAGAACACCAAACGTTACAATCACTGGAATATTTACTATATCTGATAAGAATGAAAGTTCACCTGGTGCTTTATATCCGGATACAAATGATGTAACAGACGTTAAGGTTGAGTCTCTTTCTAATATCGAAAATATTTCTTTAATTACTGACCCTATTTTGCCATTCCTCGCTGTCACTTTAAATGCGGCAAACTATAACGCTGCACCTGCTACACAACCTATGTCAGGTTTAGTAGACCCCGTAACATTAAGTACTGTTATTGAAGACGCATTTACGTTGACGCCATTAGAAATTGGAACAATAAATGATTTTGAAAATATTGATCCAGGCATAGATTACTTAAACGATGTGTTTACATTAGTTAGAGACGAAGTAATGATTGCGTTTGATAGATACGAACAACGATTAATTATAAATCCATTCAGTGCTGCGTTTTCAGTAGGCGATGACATTACTCAGCCATCAACAGGTGTAGCTGGTATTATAACGGCTATTAATGTAGACAGAGGATTTATTCAAGTTCGTCCATATGCATACTACGGATTTGTAACTGCTGACATTATGCATGAAGGTACATCATATACAGTTATAGCAACTGAAAGAGATTATTCATCTGAATTACTTGGAGCAAACGCCGATGTACGATCGCGTACTCAATTTGCCACAGGTAGAATATCTGAAGTAAAAGTTACAAACTCTGGCTTTGGTTATTTAAACGAAGAAATAGTATTCCTTACAAACAAAGCTGGTACAGTATTAGCTAAGGGTCAATTATTTGCAGACACTCAAGGTATTACCGCAGGGTTTTGGGGAAGTGAAACATCACATGTAAATGGTTATAAAACTGATAATACATATTATGATAGCCAAAATAGAATACATGACTCTGATTTTTATCAGGAATATTCGTATCAAATTAAATCAACTGTTGACTTTGATTCATATAAGGATACACTTAAACAGAATGTGCACCTAGCAGGTACTAGAATATTTGGTGCATTTGCATATAAAAAGAAACAAGTAGTTGGAGTTACTGCCAAGTTTGGTAGAACAATTAAGAATGATCCATTAATTGGCGGAGATCCAATTGTTGGACCAGATCAGTTACCATCTATTCCACGATACAGTTCAGACAGAACAACGATTACAGTAGACACTATCAACTTAAAGGTTGACACAGTTTAATAAATAGATAGAAAAGACTTAGGAGCAAAATAATGGTAAAGCAAACGATTGGCGTTGGATTGGTTGGTAACGATGGTCTCGGCGATCCATTACGTAACGCATTTGTTAAAGTTAACGAAAACTTTACTGAATTATACAACGACGCATTTGATGGTGCATTTACATCATTAACTGGTAGACCAACGAGTTTATTATTCTACGTGAATGATGGAGCAAATAACCAAGTTCTTACAACTGACGGTAATGGTAATATAACATTCCAAAGTGGATATGGAAACACTAATGTTGATACTCATTTAAATATAGGCTCTGCGGCAGCGGATCAAGTATTAGCTTGGTCAGGAACTGATTACGAATGGGTTCCTCAAGCTAGTGGTTCAGGCGGCGGTGGCGGTTTATCAAATAATGAAGTGATTAGCGTTATAACTGGTTCTGATTTAGATATGGCCGGTAATAAAGTATTATTTGGTAACGTATATCAAGCAGAAGGCGATTTACCCGCAGCCGCTAGTTATCACGGTATGTTTGCTCACGTACATGGAACTGGTAAAGCATATTATGCTCATAATGGTGCTTGGGTTCGATTAGCAGACTTTTCTGAAGTTGGTTCAGGCGGCGGTGGTGGTTTACCAAGTCGTTCATCTCCTTCGGCTGCTACGGCATCAATCGCTGATGGAGTATCAACAGACATTGATATTACTGGGTTTAAAGGATACGCATTATATTCAATCACAACATCGCATCCTGCTTGGGTAACACTTTATGCAACTAACGCAGCAAGAACAGCAGATAATTCTAGGCTTGAAACAGAAGATCCTTCACCAGATGCCGGTATTATTTCTGAGGTAATTACATCAACTGGTAATTTAAAAGTGTTAATAGCGCCAGGAGCAATTGGTTATAATTTAGAATCAACACCAACCGCGAATATACCGGTAAAGGTAAGAAGCAAAAACGGTAGTGCTGCTGCGATTACAGTAGCTATAGAAATACTTCAGTTAGAGGCATAACATGCAAAAAGAATGGATTGTTACACTTCATAATAAAGAGGATTTAGATTCTTTTTACGAAGACATGGAAACTGAAGGTGGAGCATTATACATTCCGGGACGAGAAATACCTGTTGTTCATAGAAGAAGCATAAGCCGTAATACTCATTATATGTTAACTAATGAAGAAGCAAACCAATTAAAAAACGATCCTAGAGTTTGGGATTGTGATTTAGTAGAATTAATTGATTTGACTACCAAACCTCAAGGATGGTCAGTCACTAATCAAAAGTTTTCAAAAGATTGGTTTACAGACACGACAGATTTTAACTGGGGTTTGCTTAGACACTCTGAAGCTGCCAACAGATCCAATTGGGGCGACAATGGAGTTTCAAATGTAAACTCGGATCTTACCGTAACTGCATCAGGTAAAAACGTTGACGTTGTTATTATTGATGGTCACGTTGATCCTGGGCATCCAGAGTTTGCAAAAGTTGGAACTGAGACAGATTATTCAGATGGTGCACTTGTAAGTGACTCATCTAACGGAGCAGTATTTGATAGATCAATCACAGTTCGTGGAGTTAAATGTGTTATTGCTGGCGCAGTAGGTGGACAAACTACAGTACCAGACGATTGGGCATATAAAACTGCAAAATTTATTACATTACTTATTAATCCACAAGATCCTTTAATTAATTTAGAACACCAAGCCAATTTAATTAAAACATTAAAAGGTGATTCAGGAACTACACACGCAGGCTTACCTACGGCACAAAGAGTTGCTTGGGGTGGTGGTTCTTCATATACACCAAACTTTTTAACAGACTCAGGTGCGGCACAATATTCAGGTTATCAAAACTTTTTAGATACCCATGTCTTAGATGATATGGTATGGTATAGAAATACATCAGGACCAAACCCACCGACAAGTGATAGAGATATTGAAGAGTTAGCAGAACATTTGTTCCATACAATTCATAACTTTGGTATTCCAGGCGCAGTTCCCGGAAGTGCTACAGAAGTTCCTATGCAATCTTTAGGACCGATCCTTCAAAATAATCCTAGTTTTTCTTGGACAACTACAGAATTACACCTTGCAATGAAAGAAGCAATTGATGCATCTTTATATGATCCAACTGGTTATTCAACAGATTGGGCTACAGATGCTGAAGCAGCTACGGTTGCATATAAAGAATATACTTATTTAGTTAATTGGTCAATGTGGGATATGAGTCAATTCTGGGATGGAGGAAGTCTTTCACCAGAATGGGACGACACTTTAAAAACACCGGCAGGTATGTTGGCAAATAACCCATTGGGTCATGCCTTGTTTAAAAAATACTTTGAGCCAGTTTTAAGTAAACCTGATTTTGCTAAGATGCAAGATATGCTTCAGGATAATGATGCAGGCGAACATTATTATGAAGAGTCTGCAAACGGCGCTTCCAGAATTAATCAATTTAATTGGTTTTCCTTAACAAACGCTGTTACCGGTGGTTCAAATGGAACTTATACATATGATCGTTCAGGTTCATATACGAATGTTGCAGATGAAGCAGATAACAATCATGGTTGCCACTGCGCAGGAACGGTTGCTGGTAATACTCAAGGCTGGGCAAGAGGCGCAAACATCTATAACATTAGCCCTTATGGTTCAAATCCAAATAGCTTATCAAGTACAAGGATGTGGGATTACATTAGGGAATGGCATAATACAAAAGCAGTTAACGCTGTAACAGGTAGAAGAAATCCTACTATTACAAATAATAGTTATGGTAGTTCTATACCTGTTGGTTCAGCCGCAGATAATTTTGGTAACATTACAAGTATTACATACAGAGGTACAGAGTTTAGTCCAGGACGTGATTTAACTACCGCTGAATTAAGAGCTCGTGGTTGTTATGCACCATCTTTACAAATGGATATTCCATATTATTTTACTTCACGTCAAGCTGACCAACAAGATGCTATTGACGATGGAATTATTATTGTATGTTCAGCAGGTAATGATAGTTGGAAAACTGTTAACGAGTCCGACCAAGATTGGAATAATACATATCAAGTTCAATATTATGGATTTGACCAAACTTATTGGTTAAACCGTGGTACAGGTTCGGCTGCAGGATTTAATGCAAATATTAACGTTGGCGCTACATCAAATAATGTTAATGAAGTTAAAGCAACGTTTAGTAACTGCGGTAACCAAGTTGATATTTACGCAGCTGGTGAAGCAATTCAAAGTAGTTTGCACTCAGGTGGTACTAATGATGCTAGAAATAGTTCATACCAATTAGGTAAGTATCAAGGAACAAGTATGTCTGGCCCTCAGGTGGCAGGAGTTGTTGCATTGCTTGCAGAGTCTTGGCCAAGGATAACTCAGGAAGAGGCAGAGGATTGGTTACTTAATAACGCAACTATGAATGCCATGTATGACTCTGGTACAGACGATGCGTATGATAGAAATAGTTTACAAGGCGCGGCAAACAAATATTTAAGATGGATTAATCAACGACCAATAGATGGAAATACACTTCCAAAACGAAACTTTAAAACAAGACCTGCATCTGGGAAAGTTTACCCAAGACCTAATATACGTAGAAGAGGTTAGTAAATTGTTTATAAATATTACAAAGAGGCAGGCTAGGTGACATGGCAGAAGTACTTACTACAAAATTAAAAAATGATACAACTAGAATGTTTATGACAGACATTCAGAATAACGACTTTTATGTATTCGTTTCTTCTATTACAACTGATACACGCCAAAGCGCGACCAATGCACAGTATAGTAAAAATGAGTTTTTAGAAAATACAGTGTTCGGTAAAAAGGTTCTTGGATCTGATACTAAGTTTATGATTAAATACCATCCTTGGCAGAAAGACGCTACTTACGTTCAATACGATGATAGGATTGATTTAGATGGTGAAAAGTTTTACGCTGTTGTAGGTCCAAACGATAACGACACTGGTGACTATCGAGTATTTAAATGTTTATATAACAATAATGGCGGCGCTTCATCTGCTCCACCAAACTGGAATGCATTTACAACAGACCAAATATATAGAACAGCTGATAAATACGTATGGAAATTTATGTATGCTATTGAATCAAATGAGTTTGAAGCATATAACGCAATCGGTTATATCCCTTTACCTGTTGATTTTGAAATAAATCCAGACCCATATGCAAACTCTGCTGCTGTTGTATATGGCTCAGAGTTATCAGACATCTTTATTGAAAACCCAGTTGATAACAATGGTTATCCTTCTTTAGATGGTTTTATGGCAGCATCACCTTCAAACTCTGGTGATATGTTATTAAGAGCTTCTAATATTAACCAAATTCAAAATTTTTATGCAGGTATGACAATATATGCTACCAATCCAGACGGCGTATCCTACCTATATAAAATTGATACATATGAATATGAGCCAAATTCAGGACTTGGAAGAGCAAGAGTTATAGGTGATCCACGCGGTGACGGTGTTTCAAACATTGCAACATTTTCAATTATCCCAACTGTTGAATTACAGGGAGACGGCAGTGGCTGCATTGCTAAGTCAGAGGTAATTAATGGACAAATAACAAATATTATTATCCTTAACCCAGGAAGTGGTTATACTAATTTAACTGCATCAGTTAAAGATCCTGAGTTTGATTTTGCTCCAGAAGATCCTAATTCTGTTGATGTTAGAGTAGAATTAAGACCAGTTCTTTCACCATTCGGTGGACACGGTTATAACTTTATTGATGAATTATATTGTAGTCATATTCTTTTATATGGATATATTACAGAAACTGATAATAATCAAATTGGTTCAGAAAGCAGTTACTCTAATATTGGTATTGTTAAAAATCCAGAATTTGTGAGTGCTTCAGCCAATACCGCAAATACACCAGACGTATTTGATAATAGAATTAAAATTGTAACAAACGACATCATATATGCTATTGAAGGTGATGTTGTTACTCAATTAGACTCATCAAATAAAATTACATTTACTGGTAAAATACACGAGGTTGACGATACAGCTAACACAGCGTATATCTCAAACTATATGGGTCCATTTACTAACCAAGCAAATAACGATATATCATTTGACCCAACTGCTGCAATTGTTAATTCTACGGGTCAGAGAATTATAATAAATAGTCCACAAGCCAATAATACGATAGAATCAGATTACATCCAAAGAAGTGGGCAAGTATACTTCATGGAAGATTTTGTTCCTCTCGTTCGTACAAGAACCTCACGGGAAGAATACAAATT